CATTTTGCGCTTTGTCAACCTGGTCGCTGCCAAGTTCGGCAACATGACCAAATCGATCAAGCGCAAAATGGGCGCCGGTATCTTCTTGAATGATGTCGTCGGCGGGGTGCAGGGTTTTGCAGGCGCTGCAGCCCTTTTCTCCACCACCACCTCGACCGCATACGGTGGAATCAAAGAGGACGACGTTGCCCTGTGGAAAGCCAACAACAGCGCGAATGCCACAACCGGCAACTTCAAGGGATTCCAACTCATTCGGGCGCCGGGGATTGTGGACACCAACACCGAGGGTATGCCGGATCTCTACATCACCACCCAGGCGATCAAGGACGGCTTCGAGGCCTCCCTGCAGTCCCTGGTCCGTTTTCAGGATAATACCCTGGCTGGCAAGGGATTCACCAACGTCCTGTTTGACGGTGCCCCGGTTGTAGCTGACCTGAACCAGACCACGGCCTATGTTGACGCCTACAATACCCGGATGCTTGAATTTGTTTCCCACAAGGATTTCGATTTCACCACTCCGAAGTGGGAAGCCGACCGCACACAGCCCGACATCTGGACTGCTTCAATCCGGTGGGTTGGCCAGCTTTGCTGCAAGCACCGCAAGGCGCACTCCCGGTTCACCAACGTATCGGCCCCGGCGTGACCGTAAACCGCTAATCCTCCCGGTGTAAAAACCGGGAGACAATCTCTCTTGAGGTAATACGCATGAAAATCGTACCTTTTGTAATCCCCGCAGGCACCGGCGCAGGCACCCTGTATATCCCCGTCCCTGCCGATATGACCGTTCTCGGGTTCGCCGTTACGCCTTCTGCCGTGACTGGCTGTACCTCTACCGTAACCCTTTCCAGCGGCTCGACTGCTGTCGGCACTGCCGCTATTGCCTCTGATACCGCTGCCGCCGCTATTATCACCGCCACCATGAACGCAACCTTGGCAACGCGGAAAACGAAACTTACTTCCGCTATCCCGCTGAAAGTTGCTGTTGATGCCAGAACTAACAGCACGGCTATCTTCGGAAGCGTGTGGCTGGACGAATTTGCCCTGCAGCGTGATTAACAATGACAGCCAGCGACATCATACAGAATGTCGTTGATCGGGTGCAGGATGGTAGTTTTTCAACGGCTACCATCCTGGCGCTCATCAATGAAGGCAGGTATCAGGCGGCGTCGGAAGTAGGCGGTGAAGAGTATCCCGACCTCTGCCTTCCGGCCTTGGCGAAAACCGCCAGTCTTTCCGCTTTGTCGTCGGCCTCTTCTGTTGCCCTGCCCACTGATTATCACAGGAATATCTACTGGGTTGGCTCGGTGAACCAGGGACGGAGAATAGGAAAGCGACCTGGCGATTATTACAACATGCTCGCCTTCCTTGAGGTTTTCCCTATTGAGACAGGACGGATCGAGGCGGTCTGTGTGGAGGGGGCAAACCTTCTTTATCGGGGCAAAGACACCGACACACTGACGGTCAAATATTACAGCAAGCCGGTGCCAATTCTCGAGGCTGATATCGAAAGCCTGACACTGGGAGTCCCGACGGAAATCCCCGACAACATTCAGCGGCCTCTTTTGTCGGCCTATTGCTGCCGGGAAATCTATTCAGAGATTGAGGAAGGCATGGAAGGGCCAAAAACCAACACGGAATATTGGGGCAGCATGTACCTGAAATGCCTGGCCGATCTTCGGTCCTACGCCCTGAAATACAAGCCACGCGAGGCTAAATACGTCAGGGATATGGAATAATGAAACCTGTGCGGATATTCGGCGGCACATCCGGGGTCAATAATATCGTTGATCCTGTCCGCCTCAAGACCAGCAAAGAGACCGGACTGTCGGAGTTGGCCGAGGCGAGTAATGTCTTGATCGACAACAGCGGAATGCCGTACCGCAGGCCGGGATATTCCCTCATCGACGCCCGCCCGTTCAGTTCCGTGTTCTGCGATGGAGGTGATTGCTTTGCCGTCATGGAGCTGGCTGGTGATGCAGCTATCTATAAGCTCGGAACCGACAAATCATTGACTGGCGTCCGGTCTGGTCTGGCCAAGGGCCTCAAGATGGGATGGTGCCAGACCAGTCTCGGAACCTACTATGGCAACGGGGCGCAGAGCGGGCGCATCACTGCCGGGGCATCGTATCCATGGACGGCACAGACCTATGTTGGTCCGCCGACCACCAGGACATTTGGCACACCGCCGCTCGGCACCCACCTTGCCCTCTTCTCTTCCAGTATGTGCGTGGTCAATGGGCCAATCGTTTCCTATTCTGAGCCATTGGGATATGGATTATTCGACCATGCCCGGTCTCGGATGAGGTTCGGAAGCGACGTGAAGATGTTCAAGCCGGTTGATAATGGGGTTTGGGCCTCCGATAGCAAGCGCACCTATTTCCTTGAAGGCATGAATCTCAGGGAGCTTGTCCGGCATCCGCGCCTTGAGTGCCCGGCGCACGAATATTCCGAGGCCACAGGATATGTCAACGGCGATGACCTTGGGATATCAGGCGCTGGCGAGTGCGCGGTCTGGTCCTGCGACAAAGGGTTGTGCGTCGGCACATCCAGCGGGCAACTGCTGGTCATCACCGACGGAAAACTCAACTACCCGGCCGGGGCTTTGGGCGCAAGCCTGATATTCGGGGACCACATCATCAACACGGTCCAGGAATATCAGTGCGTGGCCACCAATCTGACAAGTGCGGCGCCATCGCATTTCACCGGCTTTGCCTTCAATTCATTCGCCAAATTCAACGGGTCATACTTTGCCGCTGGTCCTTCCGGCCTATATGAGATTCTTACCGGCAACAGTGATGCTGGCGCGGCTATTGCCGCCAATATCACAACCGGCGCGACGGACATGGGGGCGCACCAGACCAAGGCCCTGCGGTTCATCTACCTTGGGATTGAGACGAGCGGGAAGGTGCGGATTGTGATTACCGCCGACAAACAGGACGCAAAAACGATAGTCGTTACTCCGACAAAGACCGGCGCTCAACGTGTGCGTGTGCCGGTTGGTAGGGATACCAGGGGTAGATACTGGTCATTCAGAATTGAGAACATGGCCGGGGCGGATCTGAAGGTATACGAGATCGAGACGCTGCCGGTAATCCTTCACAGCGGGAGATATTGATATGGCATTGGAAGAAGGCAAGAGAGCGCGGCTGAAACAGCCGACCGTCGAAGGCACCGTTGTCGACGTGCAGTACAACAAGGAAAAACGATGTCTCGAGCATTGCCTTGAGTGGACCACGGATGTCAATAACGACGGAGTGCCGGAAACCCATCGGCGCTGGTTTCTGGAAGCTGAACTGGAAGAGGTGGTGTGATGATTGAGAAAAGCAAGGAAAGCTCACATGGCTTCTCTGATCAGGGGGCAAGTGTCGGCAGGAGCACCCAGGCTATAGAGGAATCCAAGGCCATCGGCAGGTACGGCGTTGAATGTGTCGGGCCGGTTGAAGAGTTTCGGGCAAGGTATGTTCTGCTGCGCGACAGAATCATCTCCTTCAAGCAGATGGGCAAGGTTCGGCGTTTTCTGCAAAGAGCGAATATCGCCCGGACGCTTTCCGAGTTCGCCGCGATCCCGACGGAAATCAAGTGGACCGAGGCGTTTGACAACCTCGTCACCACCATCGGCAAGAACTTCATGCTCGACACTACCTTGTCGGGTTCAGGATATACCGCCGCCTGGTATATCCTGCTAATCGGCTCGACCAGCTACACAACCGGCGCGGCGGTCACCGACACCATGGCCTCTCATGGCGGATGGGCCGAGGATGTTGAATATTCTCAGTCAGCCAGGCCGACCACGGCATGGAGTGCGGCAGCAGCAGGGAGCAAGGCTCTCTCTTCGGCGGCAGTCTTCTCGATCAACGGCGATGGCACGACAATCAAGGGTTGTGGGTTGAACTCTGTAGCCACCAAGTCAGGCACCACCGGCACGTTGTTTTCTGCTGGCCTGTTCACTGGCGGAGACAAGGTTCTTGCCAATGGTGATACTTTGAACGTCAGTTACACCGCCACCCTGACCTAAAGGGACGATGTGGGGTTCATCCCGTATTACGTCAATGAAGGCGCGTTCACCGCAGGCACCGGGGCTTTGTCAGTTCCAGTGCCTGCGGGATATACGGACAATGATGTCTTCATTATGCTGGTCTCCACAGCCAACCAGGCCATCACCACACCTGGGGGGTGGACTGAGGTCGCCAACAGTCCGCAATATACTGGAGATGCGGGGTCTGCTGGAGGGATTCGCCTTGGCGTTTTTTGGAAATATGTGTCCGGGTCACAATCTGCCGTTTCAGTTGCTGACTCAGGGAGTTATACCGCCGCACAGATATTCTGTTACCGGAGGTGCAACCAGACCAACCCGATTCATGTTTCAGCGGGAAGTGTCCAGGCGAGCGCGTCAACGTCATGGACTGCGCCCGAGGTTATCACCACTAACCCTAATTGTCTTATTCTGATCTGCGTCGGCCAAGACCGAGACGCCAACAGCACGGACAGCATCACTTCGTGGGTCAATGTCAATCTCGCAAACTTGGTTGAAGTAGGCGACGAGGTTGTCAACTCAGGGGCAGGCGGCGGCATCGGGCTTGCACAGGGCGGGAAGGCTTCGCCTGGAGCAACCGGCACAACGGCGATCACCTCGGCGGCGAGCACAACAGCGGCGTTTCTGACGATAGCCCTGGACCCGACTCCCCCTGTTACTCTGAGCGATGGTGTCACGGAATCCAAGGCCGTCTCCGAGGCTGTTGCCGGGAATATCCCCGCCAGTGACGACAGGAGTGACTCACTGGGAGTGGCGGAATCGCTGAACGGAGTAATCACGCAGGGTGGAGTGCAGGCGGAATCCATTGCCGCCGTCGACTCACCGGATGGGCGAATCCCCTACATGCCGCTTGTTGAGCATGTCGAGACGGCAACCATTGATGACACCGTCAGGACCAGCACTCCACCGTCGCAAGCCGGGGCTGCATACCTGAGTGACTTTGATGGCCCGGTGTCGTCGGTAAGCGTCTCCGTCACTGTCCCTACCGGGACGACCCTTGTCGTGGGGGTGATGCTCGTTTTTGATTATTCCTATATGGGTCCGATATATAGCATCCCCATGCCTTCGATGGGGGGAGAGCCATTCGTCCAGGAGGGCATCCTCAATGAATGGGGGCAAACGTGTTTCATTGTTCAGCATGACCCGCTAATCGGTAGCCAGACGTTCACATGGAACTCTGGGGATAGTGACGAAAAAGTAGATCACATTTGTCTGATGTTTTACACAGGCACCGGAGAGAACCCTATTGTCAGCACCCTGCATTCCAGTGGGACGATTTCTGCTGATCCAGCCATCCTTACCGGCTACGCCTATGATCCCATAGGGCTTACGGTTGGGGTTGCAGTACTGAGTTACGACACACAGCTTACCGGAGAAACCTACACTGACGACTTTCAAACACTTATCGGGTCGTTTTCTCCAAACGGCATAGACGCTGGAATGGTGGTCTTCGACAAGACTATTAACACCCACAGAGTTTACACGACAAATGCCACCCGCAACGCGATGTCCTTGATGGCGATCAACCTTCAAGGGAGATTGGATGGTGGGGATGTAGTAATAGCCGCCCAGGATGAGAGTAGTGCCCCTGCCGCAATTTCTGACGGGGAAGCGCCGAACGCGCACCAGTCTGAGACTGTAGATATCCTTGCACTTGAAGGGCCATACGCGACGATCAACAGTGCGGCCCCGATCGTCATAACCCCGGAGACACAGGTAAACTTCGGCTATACGATTGACATTCCGGCAGGGACTGAGGTCATAGTGTTGTTCTGCACGGCATTCACACCTTCCGACTTCATCGACACCTTCTTCTATCTAAACGGCGAGTCATTCACGAGTAGAATTGTCACTGACTATTATACTACGGACTTGGCTGGTGTGGCTGCATACGTGTTCGTCAATCCACCACCAGGAGAGCATGCGTTTAGCTGGGATTATTCAGGGGTAATCGGCTACTCCATGTTTGTGCTGAATTTCCTAAAAAATATTGACATTATCACTGACCCAGTTGTCAGTGTGGCTCACAATGAGTTTTCAGACTTCCCCCCGCCAGGAGGGACCAATTGGGAGGCCTATGTTCCTCCGAACGGACTGGCTCAC